GAGGGAAGAACGCTGCTCCATGAGATGGGGCACGCTCACCACTACTCCCAGACGACCCAGAATGAGCGCACCAATCTCTACAAGAGCTACAACGACAGGCGGGGATCACAGCCCGACCCTCTGAGAGAGGCCGTCGCTGATGCTTACGTCGATCGCTACGGCGGCGATGTCTCGGCGCACAACCGGATCAAGGAGCAGAACCGGCGGAACACCGAGTTCACGGAGAAGAACGATCTCCCGCCGATGGAGGAACCGCACCCCTACGCCCACATCAGCGACAGGCAGTTCGGCTACTCGTCGGAGTACGAGGCGACGGAGGAGAAGCCGGTTTGGGACGAAGGGGATCGGGCCCTCTACGCCGGGACTCGGGCCCACTTCGGTGAGACTGGTGAGATACCCCGGTATCAGAAGAACCCCGAAGGGCTCCGTCACACTGTCCAGCGGGCTTCGACAGACGCCACGATCTCCATGCTCAACACGCATTCGACCCACGCCCGTGAAGCCTGGAAGCACCTTGGTATGGAGGCCGGCGTCGAACAGGCCACCCGTCGACACCGGGACCGCCGACTGATCGCCCAAGGTCAGGAGATCCAGGAGTCCCTGTTCGGGGACCCGGAGCACGCCGTCAACCAGTTCGGTGAGAAGCCACGGTCGGTGGAGGACGTCAAGCAGTCACTGGGGCTCCACCAGACGGAGAGTGGTGGCAATGAGTTCCACAGCTTCCGGAAGCTCAACATGCGCCTGGGAGCCCTCGACGGTGGACATTGGAAGCACACCACCGGGGAAACGGCATAGGGTGGTTTGAGTGGGTATCGCCTTTCACCCAGGGAGTTATCGTGCCGCAGCATCAGACCTCACCATTGCGATCTCGCCTCTCGGCTTGGTGGAACTCGCTGACGAAGAGTTCGAAGTCCACGGACCCCGCCTCTCCCGCTACGCCAACAACTGGGCCTGGTACCTCGGCCACCACTGGGCGTACAAGCGAGAAATCGGGGAACCCCAACTCACCTTCAACTGGGTCAGGGCCTTCTCCGACTTCCTAGTCAGCTTCTCCTTCGGCAAGGGAGTGACGTTCCACTCCCCCGAGGCCACCAGCGCCATCACCCCATACCTTCTCAAAGACGTATGGGAGGTGCAGAACAACAAGTCGGCAGTGCTCATGGAGATCGGCCAGCTTGGCTCCATCTCTGGTGACGTCTTCTGCAAGATCGCCTACGAGCCACCGTACGTGGACCAGGCCAACATCCCCCACAACGGGCGCATCCGCATCCTCCCGCTGAACCCGGCCTTCTGCTTCCCGGAGTGGCATCCCCACGACCGCACCCGCATGGTGCGCTTCAAGCTCAAGTACAAGTTCTGGGGTACCGCCCAGGACGGTACGCGCCAGGTCATGACCTACGTGGAACTGCTCACCGAGGACGTGATCGAGGAGTACATCAACGACGAGTTGATCGACCAGCGGCCGAACCCGCTTGGTGAGATACCAATTGCCTTCACCCCCAACTTCCCGGTGGCTTCATCACCGTGGGGACTCTCCGACATCAACGACCTGATCTCGCTGAACCGTGAGTACAACGAAAAAGCGACTGAGATCTCGGACATCATCAACTACCACGTCGCCCCAGTAACGGTCATCACGGGAGCCAAAGCCTCCAACTTGGAGAAGGGCGCTCGCAAGGTGTGGGCGATCGGCAACAAGGACGCCAAAGTCCAGAACTTGGAGCTACAGACCAACTTCACCGGTCCCCTCGGCTACATGGAACTTTTGAAGCAGAGCATGCACGAATTCATGGGGGTTCCTGCGACCGCCCTGGGAACGATGCAGCCGATCAGTAACACATCAGGCGTTGCTCTCGCCATGCAGTACCAGCCGCTCATGCTCAAGCATGAGAGGAAGCGCATCCAATACGAGCCCCTCTTCCAGCGCATCAACGAACTGGTCATCAAGCACGCCTTCATCTACGCCCCTGATACCACCGTTTACAACCCGATGGTGTCGGCCACGATGTTGAAGCCGGATCAGTACCCCCAGTTGGACCCGACCGACCCAGCGAGCTATCGGAATTACGTGGACTGGCCGTCCCCGATGCCGATGGACACGCTCATCAAGATCAACGAGATTCAGGCGAAGATGGCCATGAACCTGGAGTCCCGTCGCGGTGCGTTGCGCGACCTCGGTGTGCAGTTCCCCGACCAGAAGCTGCGTGAGATTTTCGAAGAGGTGTTGGAGGACAGCAAGGAGCAGGGCGCTCTCGACCTGATCCGCTCGCAGATCGCGGCCTTCACGATGATGGCGACCGGGATGACACCAGACGGTCAGCCGATGATGACGATGGACGCCATGGGCAACCCCGTCCCGGCGACACCACCCGTAGACCCGATGCTGGCTCAAGAAATGCAGCAGTTGGCGTACGGGATGATGCCACCACAACGTGTTGATTTTGGCGATGTGGAGCAGTAAGTGCGTCTCGTCGGATATGGCCGGGGAAGGGCAGGGATGACACAGAGCGGGTTGGCAAGGCATGTCGGTTGGGATGGTTTGGGATGTCGTCTCGTCAGCGCTCGCCCGAGGGGGAGCATCGCTGGACGCCACACGGTATCGACCTCATCAACACCTGATACAGAGGTATCAGGTACTCGATACTCCACTTTGCCGCAAGACTGTGACATGATGGACCCCCGTCAGCCCACGTAGAACGCCAACGTTGAACGGATCACGGACATGAGCGACAACACCATCAGCCAAGACGGCACTGGATTCCTCGTCGGCGTGCAGCCGGCGCAACCCCAAGTGGCGATCGTGGCTGAGCCACGACCCGACCAAGCGGTATCACAACCGCCGATTCAGGTCGTGGATCAAGCGCCTCCCAACACCAACGGGAACGGGGCCGGTACCCGGTTCTACACCCAGGAAGAGTTGGAGGCGGCTCGCAAGCAGGAGAAGGACAAGCTGTACGGCCGCATCGAAGAGATGTCGACCACGCTGCGGACCCTTCAAGAGGAGCGCCAGGCCGAAGCGGCCGAACGCCAGAGGCTCGCTGACGAGGCCGAAGCGGCCAGGCGAGCCACCGAAGAGCAGGAGATGGATCTCCGGACTCTCATGGAGCAGCGGGAAGCGGCGTTGAGGAACGAACTCACCACGCTGAACGAGCGCTACGAGATGGACCGGGCCGTCTTCGAACGTGAGCGGTTGCTCCAGGAGGCGTACGCCTACCGGGTCGCCCGCATCGAGCAAGAGCAGGAGTACATCCTCCCGGAACTCCGGGACCTGATCGGGGGAGACACCCCCGAGGCCGTCGATGCATCGATCGAAGAGATGAAGATGCGTAGCGAAGCGATCTTCAACAACATGGCTGCTGCCGCCCAGCCGCAGCCGTTCCGGGGGGCAGCGATGCCATCAGTTCCCCCGGTGGGGCCAATGGAACAAGTACCGCAGCTAGAAACGTTAACCGCCCAGGACATCCAGGGCATGGATATGACAACGTATAAGAAATATCGTGAACGCCTCCTTCAATCCGCAAGTCGACAACAACGGGGCAGATAACCCCCAAGGAGCGTTCAACTCATGGCCACTGGAGGCGCACTCGGCGGTGAACTGCCGATCGTATCCGGCATCACCGGAACCACCCGTCTAGCGACGGGGGGAGACTACTCCAACTACGTCGTGCCCGCCGGTTACACCGGCCTGGCGACGATGGACAACACGGGGGTCGGCTACGGAGCCGCCGCCGTGACCGGTTCCACGATGATGGGACCGGCAATCCAGACCATTTGGAGCAAGGAGATCTTGTTCCAGTCCATGCCCACGCTGCGTTTCGAGCAGTTCGCCGTGAAGAAGACCGAGCTTGGCACGATGCCCGGCCTCACGGTCAATTTCATGCGGTACAACAACCTCCCGGTGCCTTCTGGGTCCCTGGTGGAAGGTGTCCGCATGAAGACCCATGCGATCACGGCCAACCAGTACGCCATCACCGTGGCCGAAGAGGGCTTCGCCGTGGCGGTGTCGGAACTGCTGCTCAACGCCTCGTTCGACGACATCATGGCGTCGGCGTCCCGCCTTCTCGGCCGGAACATGGCGCTCTACATGGACAGCCAGGCTCGCGCCACCCTCCAGCGGGCGACGTCGGTCGTGTTCGGCTACGCCAAGCCGTCCGCGATCAACACCGGCTACGGCGTGTACGAGGGCGGGACTCCCGCAGCCACCATCGCCGCTGTCGCCGCTTCGACGGGTGTCGCCGCTGACACCTTCTACTTCACGCCCTACTCGGTGAAGGACGCCGTCGAGGTGCTCGCCAGCAAGAACGTGCCCCGCCTCGGTGAGACGTACGTCTGCTTCATCCACCCGCACCAGTCGCGCCGCCTGCGGGACACGCCCGAGTGGATCGAGGTCACGAAGTACGCAGCGCCGGGCAACTTCATGTTGGGGGAAATTGGGCGCTTGGACGACGTGGTCTTCATCGAGACGACGCAGATCGCTGCGCCGGTCGGTGCCGATGCGTCCGACCTCTACGCCAACCTCCCCGGTGGGAACACCACGTCGGTCAACCCGTTCAACCCGGACTGGCGCGGTGCTCAATTGGGTGACGCCTCCGACCTCGCTCCCGGTTCGGGCGGCAACCCGTTCGTGGACATCCTCCAGCCGAGCGATGGTGGCGGCGCTGGCAACCCCGACGTTCCTCCGGGATCGAAGGACACCTACCCGTCAGCCGTCTCCACCCCAGGGTGGGGTCAGCCGTGGGGTCCCTCGGGCAAGTCGTACGAGGCGATCATGCTGGGCGACAACGCCTTCGGACACGCCATCTCCCTGCCGGTCGAACTGCGCGACGGGGGCGTCCTCGACTTCGGTCGTGAGCACGCTCTGGCGTGGTACTCGATCTGGGGTTGGGGCGTCGTGACCGAGTCTTCGGTCGTCAAGATCGTCACGAACTAGCGTTCGATCAGAGTGAGTGGGGGGGTCATACCCCCCACTCACGCTGCCGATACGACGATACGGAGGTATCACAATGTCCCTCGTTTCCGTGCATGGTCCAAACATGTGGGGTGGCACCGGAGCAGGCGGTGGAGGCACCGGTCCTGCTGTCGACAACGCAGGCGGGACTGTCACCGCCGATCAGTCGAACGGCTTCAAGTTCAACTTCGCTGGCAAGGGCGACCGCGCTGCGGCCGACTACGACTGGTCGTTCAGCGGCGGCGCCGCTGTTGCCGCTCAGCCGAACATCAAGAACGGCACCGTCACCTTCACCGATGCTGGTCCCAAGGTGATCACGTTGACGCTGGGTACTTCGGGCGGGACGACGCCGGCCGGTGGGACCTACACGTACAACGTGACGGCCACGTCGGCCATGCCTCGCTCGCTGCCGCCCGGTGGCGGCGAAGAGCCGCCCGAAGAAGAGGGCGAATTCGACCCTGGTGACTACACGATCGATGAGGTCAAGGCGTACGTCGGGGAGAACCCGGACCAGATCGAAGAGGTCCTGGCAGCCGAAGAGGCGGGCAAGAACCGGGTCACCCTGGTGGATTGGCTCGTCGCC